GTCAGAAAGGGTAAGCCGTAAGTTTCCAGCATGGCATATTGGCCGTAATCCGGATGATGAAATCATACTCGCCTCTTATTCCGTTGACCTGAGCCGTGGATTCTCGCGTATTGCTAGGGATACACTGACCAGCAACACCGGAGTATTCGAGGTTGAGGTGGATCGGAATAACCAATCCGCAGAGTCATGGGGAACCAGCGGTCACCGTGGAGGCTTACACGCAGCTGGTGTGGGTGGTCCTATCACAGGTAAGGGTGCTCGAATAGCAATCATTGATGATCCGGTGAAGAACTCCGAAGAGGCTGACAGTGAGACGATGCGAGAGAAAATATGGGAGTGGTACACATCCACCCTATACACTCGCTTAACTCCTGACGGCCGTATTGTCGTTGTAATGACACGCTGGCATGAAGATGATCTGGTAGGAAGGCTACTTAAGAAAGAGGCTGACGAGATCAAGGAGGGCGTTCACAAGGGCGAACGATGGACGGTGATAAACTTCCCGGCACTTGCTGAGAAGGATGATTACCTTCATCGACCAGAGGGCGAACCACTTTGGCCAGAACAGGGCTTTGATAAGGAACGGATGCAGCAGATCAAGATTGATGTGGGCTCCCGGGTATTCAATGCACTGTACCAGCAAAGACCATCAGCAGCTGACGGAAACATGCTTAAGCGTGATTGGTGGAGGTACTACGATGCTCCGCCGCCATTTGCTTCTATGCTGATAAGTGTGGATGCCGCGTTCAAGGACGAGGACACCAGTGACTATGTTGTTATCCAGGTATGGGGTAAGGTTCAAGCCAATATGTACTTGGTGGATCAGGTGAGAGCAAAAATGAACTTTCCTGCTACCATACAGACCATTCGTAACATCACCAAGAAGTATCCAGATGCACATTGGAAACTGGTGGAGGACAAGGCCAATGGATCAGCTATCATTGCTACGCTACACCGAGAGATTGGCGGCATAGTGGCGATTAATCCAGAAGGCGGTAAAGTTGCCCGGGTTAATGCGGTATCCGCTTATATCGAGTCTGGTAACGTATTCTTACCACGCTCAACCTGGATACAGGACTTTGTGGAAGAGGCAGCGAGTTTCCCGAACGGTAAACATGATGATCAAGTTGACGCGATGAGCCAAGCGCTCCATCGCTTTATTTATTTTAATGGCATACTGCCGCAGGAAGATAAGAAGGTCACGCCATTCCCATTCCGTACAGACGAACCCACCGGAGGTGATTACTTAGCATGGTAGAGCAAGCAGCAGAGCTTGGGGAATTGCTTAAGCTCCCACTCTTGGAGCAAGAGACCACCGCGCTAATCAATGCGAAGATGCGCGAATTCATAGGTGAAGTGAAGCCGACACCGCAAGTAGTTGAGCAAGAAGTGCAAAGCTTGATGATGGAGTATCTTCATGGAGCCGCAAAGCAAGGAGGTGAGTAGATAGATGGCAAAAGTCGCAATAGAAGCAGCTGACAAACTAGCTTCACAACTGAACAAAGAGTACAAGAATGGCCTATCATATTACCGCAAAATGGGCTATTTGGACAAATGGCCAGAGTATGAAAGGTTCAAAGCAGATGATCAGTGGCCAGCAGTAACGCCGCGAACAAAAGGACTGCCGAGGCCAGTGTTCAACATCATCAAGATGATTGAGAAACACAAAGTAGCAAACGTCATGAGTGAACAAATCAATATGATGTTCAGCCTAGAGGAAAAAGAAGACGCTAGCCAGGTTCAGGCAGACACAGAAGGTGACCCTGGAGCAATGTTTAGCCGGTTGGCCGCAGCGACATGGGAAGACATCAAGCAGGATGATCTCAACGAAGAGGCTTTAGACGTGGCTGCTAATACCGGAACTGCTATTATGCATTATTACTATGACACCAGCATTAAAGGCGGGGTGAAGACGCCTTACATCGGTAAGATGTGCGGTGAGGTATTGGATCCAATCAATGTTTTCTTTGAGAATCCGCAGCAACGTAATGTGCAACTGCAACCCGGAATCATCATATCTGGCCGTGAAACAGTGAAGAGTGTGAGGGAATTTGCCAAAAGGAACGGAATGTCCGAGGCAAACCTTACCTTGATCAAAGCCGACAAGGACACACAGGATCAAGGTTATGATATGGCAAAAACTGAAGTCGACGATGCAGATAAGGTAGTGACGCTGACAAAGTACTGGAAAGAGAACGGAACGGTGATGTTTGCTAAATCTGCATGCGGCATAACCATCAAAAAGCCAACAGATACCATGCTGAGTTTATACCCTATCGCTGTTATGCAGTGGGATAGACGTAAGAAGTCAATTATAGGCATTGGTGACACTGAGGGCCTGATCCCGAACCAAAAGGCCATCAATACACTGGTGGCTATGCAGATCCTCTCTGTACAGCTCACAGGCTGGCCTAAGCTGCTGTACAAAAAGGGTGCGATTGACCCGAGCAAGATCACCAACGCACCTGGTGAAATGATTGAGGATCACCTGCCTGTGGGACAGGGTGACGGGGCCAAGTACCTCACACCCGGCAACATCAGCGCGGTAGCCGGAAACTTGGTAGAAGCCATATTGACCTACACCCGCCAAATGACCGGGGCTGACGAAGCTGCAACAGGATCTGCACCATCATCGGACCTTAATGCTACAGCAATCATGCTGCTACAAAAGGCTTCGGCTATCCCAATTGAGTCTATCAAGCGCCGTTTCTACTCATTTATCGAGGACATTGGCCGCATTTGGGAAGACATCTGGAAGGTGAAATACAATCTTCCGCGCCAAGTGACGCTTAAGGATGATGATGGCGAAGAATATCCAGCCATGTTCGATGGTTCACAGTACCAGGATGTACCTATGTCACTCAAAATTGATGTAGGCCCTTCCTCCACTTACTCCGAATCGCTCATGCTGTCGAGCTTGGACAAGGCTCTAGACCGCGGGGACATCGATTACATGCAGTATCTCAAGTATGCACCGCATGCAGTTGTGCCGTTCCGCGACAGGCTTATGAAGGAACTGGAGGAGAAAAAGGGAATCATCGGGCAAATGGAACAGCTGGTCGCTTCGATGCAGCCGGAGGAAAAGCAAGTGTTCGATACCATGCCGCCTGAGCAACAGTTTATGTTCCTGCAGCAGAACCTTTTAGCTCAGCAGGCATCGCAAGCCGTACCGAATCCACCTATAGCATCAGGCATGTAAAACAATGGGACCTTCGCAGAGCAGCGTTGGTCCCTTTCTATATACAAAATCGGGCGTTGAATCGTTGTGGAAGCCGCACAACACATCTTTAGGAGGGTTTTACCATGGAAGAAGTACAAACGGGCGTTGAAGTGGCAGGGGAAGCCGCCCTGCAATCAGAGCAATCCGCACCAGCAACAGAAACCGTCGATACGGGCGTTGAAACACAGACCGAAGCCGGGTCCGACGATGCAGCACCAGTAGAAAATGTTGCTTGGGAAAAACGCATCTCCGCAATTAAGCAGAAGTACGAGCAGGAATATGGAACAAAAGCCAAGGATGCTGAGCGATATCAACAAATGCTTGAACGAACTGCTAAGTTCTACGGGTTCAGCAATCATGAAGAATACATGACCGCACTAGAACAGGCTGAAACAGACCGACGCATCCAGGAAGAAGCCGAGCGTTTGGGCGTTCCAGAGGATGTAATCCGCGAATACGTGCAGCCGCTGAAGAGTGAGCTTGATCAACTTAAGCAGCGCGACCAGCAGAGAGCCGAACAAGACGCACTTCAGAAGGTGGAAGCGCAAATCTCCAGCATGGAGAGCGATACCGCCAACTATCCAGACTTCGCACAGCACAAGATGGACGTAATCAACCTTGCCGCAGCCAAAGGCTACAGCTTGGAAGATGCCTACAAGATTCTTACTTACGACACGCGGGTTACTACAGCATCGCAACAGGCCCAGCAGGAGGCCATACGAAGACTGCAACAAAACGCCGACAGCTCGACAGGCGCATTGGGCGCTGACGCACCAGAGCAAGCCACAGGATACATGGCAATGTCTCCAGCAGAGCGAAAAGCGTACCGTGAGGCCATTAAGCGCGGACAACCATACTAAGGGGATGAATTACCATGGCAACATCAGTACAAGGGTATAACGCAACAGCCGGAGTTAACGCACTTACAGCAGAACAACATACTTATTTCCAGGACGAATTGCTTGAAAGACTGCTGCCAGAGCTTAAATGGACACAGTTCGGTGAAAAGAAGACCATTCCAAACCGCAAAGGCGCGACAACCAACTTCCGGCGGTTGAATTCGCTGGCTGTATCCACTACGGCACTGACTGAGGGTGTTACTCCAGATGGCGTAAACTTGGATATCGTGGCTATCACGGCAACAGTAGCCGAATACGGCAGCTGGACCAAGATTTCTGAATTCATTAATATGACTGGATACGATCCACTCTTGCAGGAAGCATCCGGCCTTATGGGTGAAAATGCAGGTGAATCCATCGACACCATTGTGCGCGACATTGTAGCCGCTGGAACAAACGTAATCTATGCCAATGGTAAAGCTTCCCGTGTACTTACAGCTGCAACGGACAAGATTACCGCTGCTGATATCCTGAAGGTACGCCGGACGATGAAAAACAACAAGGTCAAGGAAATAAAGCTTCCCGGTGGTGGCTCTGGATTCGTGGCTTTGGTACATCCTTTTGTGGCTATGGACCTTATGCAGACACAGGAGTGGAAGGATCAAAACACCTATGTTGATACCAAGAACCGTGAGGAAGGGATCCTCGGCAAAATGTACGGCATCTACTTCATGGAAGTGGACAACGGTGTAAAATTCGCTGGTGCTGGTGCATCGTCTGCGGATATCTACGGTACCATCTTCCTAGGCCGCGGTGCTTATGGCCTGCCTGACATTGGCGGTTCTATGAAACCTGAAATCATCGTTCACCCTGCTGGATCTGCTGGATCTGCTGACCCACTGAACCAATTCAACACCATTGCATGGAAATGCGCGTTCACAGCTGTTCGGCTGCAGGAACTGGCAATCATCCGTTACGAATCCGGCGCATCTGTATAACATCACTGAATGAGGGGGCCTAACGGCTCCCTTTTAATTTGAGGAGGAAAATACCATGGCAACAGAAAAATCACTTGAAAAACAAGCAGCAGAAGCAGAAAAGAGCGCAGCGCAGCAGCTGCAGGAAATGCCAAAAGTGAAAATTATCATCCCTGACGATCCGCAGAACCCTTCTGATAAGGTTGTTCCGGTTGGATTCAACGGTGTGATCTACACAATCCCCCGGGGAGTCACCGTAGAAGTGCCGCAGGTCATTGCTGAAATCTGGCAGGATTCTTATGAACGCACACGCGCGGTCAATCAGCGTATTGAAAAAAGCACCAGCCAAGAAATCAAAGTGATGTGACAAGGGCCCCGCAATGGGGCCTTTTTGTCTATTAAGGGGTGATACCGTGACATTACAGGAAATACTGGACGAAATCGCAGAGAAGTACCCTCATGGCCTGTCCAATGATAGTGTGATCCGTAAGATTAACCAAATTCAAAATGAGCTTTTCCGAACGACATGCCGCGTAAAGTCGATGGCGATATTCAATTTGCAAAAGGATGTATTTGCATATGTATTGCCGTTTCCGCGTTCATCACTTCTTAGTGTGGTGATACAAGGCAGGGAATACACCTACCAAGACACGAAACACGATCCAAACGTCCCGTTTTATTACTTCGTGGGCTCGAATGGCATTGGCATATATCCAACACCTGAAGAAGATGTTGAAAATGGAATATCCATGTGGTACTACATTTCGCCAACACCGTTGGTATCTGCAATCCTTACTTCAACCCCTGAACTGGATGCGGATTTCCATATGTTGTTAGTGTATGGGGCATTGGTGCAGATATGCGAAGCCTTTAATGATGTGGCTATGGTTAACAACTACACAGGTAAATACAATGGGCTGCTGGATGAATTCCATAAATCCAATGACGAAACACCGGATTACCTTGTTATTGAAGATGTCATGGGGGGGTTGTTATGAGTTCATCAGAATTGATCGCACAGCAATTTATTGATGGAGGTGTCGTACCTTCTGTACTGAATGCACAAGCGCCTGGAAATCATGCAGCCAAGCATTTGCCTAATGGATCTGATCCGATTTCATATGCTAATGCATCCATAGGCGGTCTTATGAGCCCCTCACAAGTCACTCAACTGGACAATAAGTTAGACAAGACCGGAACAATAACGGTTAGTCAAATAAGTAAAAATGCTGGTTTGATAGATCAGACGTATCTCACGGATGAACTTAAACAGCAAATTGCCGGAACTGCTCCAATCAATGCGGTTCCTGCGGACGCGAGCATTACGCCCAACAAGACAACGTTCATGAGATCCGTACAGAATTTATTTAATAAGACCACCGTTACTTCTGGGATAATCTCTGGGGCAACTGGTGTAATTGTCGCCAATAGCAGCTACTCCGCAAGTGACTATATTGAGGTTACGCCTACAAAAGTTTATAACATAACTGCATGTTTTGACTGTGCTTATTTCAATGCAAGTCATGTATTCATCAGCGGGTTTTCATCGGCTGGCGCACCGATAACTATCACCGCCCCAGCGGGAGCAGCTTATATTCGCATTACCTTTAGCAATGCTGCTTTAGCTACAGCCATGTTTGTATTAGGTACGTTGCCGTCCTCTTACCTGGGGTTTGGTTATCATATTGAGATCACGGATGCAGAATTTAAAAATGTCATAAGTAGTAGTATTGCCACGACATCTAAATGGACGGGAAAGATATGGAATGTAATCGGCGATAGTATCACGGAGCATAATGACAAAACGACAAAAAACTATCAGGACTATATTGCAAGTAAGATAAGTTGCACGGTGAATAACTACGGATTAAGTGGCACGGGATGGTTTACACCATGGGGTGGCAACGCTGCTTTTTATAACCGACTCGTTGCGCTGGCATCAAACGCGGATCTGATTACAGTGTTTGGAGGTACAAACGATTGGGGAGAGACAGGTAAGACTCTTGTGCTGGGTAGTTTCGGTGACACTGACCCTGCGCTAACCTTCTATGGGGCGGTTGACTACACAATTAGACAGCTGGTAACTATGTTCCCTACCAAAACCATAGCAGTGTTTACGCCTATACCTCGCAACAACAGTTGGGGTACATCATCAACGGGTGTAACTCTGGAACAAATTACTGATGCCATTATCAAAGTGTGCGCAAGGTATTCTGTGCCTGTTCTGGATTTGTACAGAAAAGGAAATGTATACGCGTGGGATGCGAATTACCGCACGTATGCACTTCCAGATGGTTTACATCCTAACGATAACGGACACGTGACATTAGCAGACAAAATATTGGACTTTTTGAATTCTTTATAGGTCCATAAGAAAGGAGGAGCTTCATGCAACCCTGGACATCTTCACCAACTAAATCAAAACCGGTCATTGTTACACTGGCCGATGGTTTAAATCAATCCGTGGAGTCCATAGAGATTGCAGACGGGCAATGCACCGATGCACTCAACGTGGACTCTTTTATTTATCCCACGCTTCAGGTGCGCGACGGTTACGCACTACACAGCACACCTATGGGCTATATTAACCGCCTGTTTAAGTTCCTGGGTGTTTGGTACTGCGGCAACGGGAAAGGCCTGTATCTGTACACAGGGTCAGCGTGGGCGGCTGTGTATGAATATGGTGACACCAACAATGACCGATTGTGGGATGCAGCTATGTTTTTCGATGGTAGTAAGTTATACTTTCTCGATGGCTCCTTGCAACTGCGGCAATGGGACGGTACAACACTGACCACACTTGGCAGTGCGCCGGCAGCAAGTGCATTCCTTACGACACACGCGAACCGGTTCTACTTGGCTAATCGTAACGACAATCTGCTAAGCTTCTCCGGTCTTCGGCTTGCGGATGATTGGACATCAACAAATAAGTATACCGGAACCGGTAAAATCACTGTAGAAACACCGGACGGAGAGAAGCCAACCGGCCTTATTGCTTACGCCGATCATGTGATCCTCTTCAAAAAGTACACGCTGCATGAGCTATATGGCGAAGACAGTACAAACTTCCAGATGCAAAACCCTTACGGGGTTGGTTGTATCTCAGACCGCACCATCGTTCCAACCAATTCGGCGCTTTTTGGCTAGGCCCTGACGGAGTATATTCCTACTCTGGAGGGGCCGCGCCTGTAAAAATAAGCGATCCCATCAAAAATTACATTGCGTCCATCAACCAAGCTTACGCGAAACACTGCGTGGCCGGAACTGATGGGCGTTTTCTTTACCTGTCACTGGTGACCGGGGGAAATACACTTCCAAACATCACGCTTAAATTTGACCTCCAGGGAGGTCGCTGGTGGCCTTGTAGCTTCGTGGCTACATCGTATTACCTGGACGGACAAACGCTCTATATCGGCACGTCAGGCGGTCAGGTGCTGCAAATGGGCGGGACAACAGACAACGGCGCGGCTATCAACTGGTCCATTGAAACCAAACCATTCAGCGAAGGTGACGAAACGGTTCGTAAGACCATAAACCGCATTTGGATCATAGGTGATATTGAGCCGGGGTCTTCGTTATATGTGGCTTATGCGGGAGGTACAGAGGGCGGCGCTTGGAACGTGGTTAACTCTACTACCAACGGAACCGGCGCCATCCAAAGCATCCGTATCCCGGTCATTGTTAACGCACCCCAAACCTGGTACCGACTGAAGCTATACGGCACCGGAAAAGTTAAAATACACCGCGTAGTACGCGAAATCTCAGGGAGGAATGCATAATGGCTTCATTTAGTTTGCCGAACGTTGAGGGTATGAGCTCAATGGATGAATTGAAGAACGCCGTGGGTAAAATGGCGAAGGAACTCACGTGGCTGATGCAGAATCTGGACTGGAAGAACATCAATGAGCTCAACATACAACTCAATGGCGGGGCCGCGGTAACGATCAATGATGAGGGTATTACAATTACCGATGGAACAGATGTGACATTTCAGGCTGATATTGACGGTAAAGTCACCATGACCGGGGCGACGATTAAAAGTAGTGATGAATATCCACGTGTAGAAATGAACCCCGATGACAATTTGTTTGGGGCGTATGCAACTGCTGCTAGTTACCTTCTTATCAATGCATTGGGAGCAGGTGGTTCTCCGCAGTTAATTTCAAGCAATGGACTAGCTAACATTACAATGTTCTTGTTAGGTACAATAGCGCATTTAAGCACAACGGGAGCTGACTTATACTTAGAATCAGGTAAAGACATTATTATTTCCCCTGGAGTCGGTGCTTCTTATTATGCAAAAACTCCATTCAGTAAATTATGGGATACAGACACAAATCAAACATTACAAACTAAACTCTCTGGAAAAGCTTCGGCAGGTGTGTCTACTAGTTTATCCGGATCTGCAAACGGCGGTATACCAATAGGAACACAATTGGCAGTCAATGGAGGTGGTTTTGTAACATGGACAGGCATTCCTACACATAGCCATACACAAAATTAAATGATATACTGATGGCAAATAATGACACGAGGTGCGGAAAATGAAAAAAATACGCAGTGTATCCCTAGTATTTGCCGGTATTATCATTGGTGTTGGTTTATCGTTTAGTCCAGAAATATACGGAGCTGGAACAAAACTTGTAGGTTTGAAAGTTGACAAGGAAATATCAGTAAAACTGAATGGGAAAAAAATAGACCAAGGCGCTGTAATAAACAGTACAACGTACGTTCCTTTGCGTTCAACAGCAACTGCCTTGGGGATGGAGGTAAGCGTGAATAGTACGGAAGTAAACCTAACATCGTCTACTGGCGCTGTTGATGATTCTGATGCGGTTACCTTTAAAAAAGACGAGTTGAGAACTAAAATTGGAAATTTGAAAGTGAAAATTAATGAAGCTACATCGGTATTGGAAAATGAAGAGGCTGCTAATAATAGTATAAAATTCGCAAATGAAATGATAGATCTTCAAAAGTTATATAAAGATGATAGATCTCCTTTATATGATGAAAGCAGGATTAAACAGTATGAAGATCAAATTGCGCTCACCAAAAAATTATTATCCGATGCAGAAGCTAATCTTCCAATATGGAAAGCTGAACTTGCGGATCTTGAAGCCCAACTGGCTACGTTGCAAAATCCATGAAAAAAGCTGCAATCGTTGTTGTCAGTGGGCTGATTCTTATGGTGGCATTTGCGTTCCTGATTTACCCGACTCCGTACAGATATATGGAATTCACTAGAGACGGAACAACATTTCCTGTAAAACACAATGTTATAACGGATAAAACACAAATATTTACGACTAATAACGGATGGATGGAAATTAAAAATCAAAATATTCAAGCACAGTAAAAAGACCGTACTCCAGTAGAGTGCAGTCTGATATAATTATCCAGTACAATGGCATAAGGGCGGTCGGCTAATCTCCCGGAAGGGAGGTGATGCCTGTGGAAGTGAAAGATGCGCTACTGTTGATGATTCAATTCTCAACACTGGTGATTCTTATTCTCTCCTTCAACAAAAAGAAATAGACCGCCCCGTGGAAGGATAACGGTCTATTCTGACGCTTTTTCCGAAAGCCGACCGCTCTTATAGCGGATTGTACGTGGGAGTCGTGTTAGCGCACGGCTCCTTCTTTAATTGTATCTTAGCATATCGGTTTTTATACGGCAATGTGATACAAAAATAATCAAAAGGTATTGCCTACACCTGCTACACTGAAATAAATAACAGAACGGCCAGAGGACTCCAATCGGGGTCCTTTTTCATTTGCAAAGGAGGTCCAACATGGCAACTACGTTAGGCAATGGGGTAGTGGATTACAACACCGCAGCACTCGATGCAAAAAAGAAGATGATTGCCAATCAAGCGCAGATCAATAAAGATCCCAACTATGTAGCTTCCGAGCAACAACGCGCCTTACAGGTGATTGCACAGCGCCAATCTCAGGGAATGGACACCAGTGGACAGCAGAAGTACTTAACGCAGCAATTGGGATATAAAGCCCCTACTCCGGTAGGTGCTGCCTCAGGTGCTGCTTATGGAATGAACGGCGCTGGAGCGACACAACCAAAACCAAATACAACCACAGCAACAACCACAGCAGCGAAGAGTAACGCGCAGCAGGGCAGTGACTACATGTCACAGATGGCCGCTATTGCACAGCGTCAGTCCACTCCATTTAGCTATGATCCCAACTCTGATCCTGCCTATCAAGCAGCACTTACCCGGGCAAAAGCTAATATTGACGCTGGAAACTCACAGGCGCAGGCCGAAATGAATCGCCGTGGTATCCTGAATAGCACCATTACTTCGGACCGTATGGGTGAAATTGCTTCACAGGAAATGGGTAACGTGGAAACTACCGTAATCCCTCAACTGATGCAGCAAGCATATCAGAAATACATCGACAGCCAGAACCAACAGCAGCAGCAGTTCAGCAACCTTGGAACGGTAGCAAATGCTTATCTGGGAGAAGATCAGCGCGGCATCGACAACACCAACACCCGCGCCAATATGACCGGATACCTCCCAGGTGGCGAAGATGCTCAGAAGCTTTATACACAGCTCATGGGCCTGAAACAACAAGCAGAAGCAAAAGGCATCACCGCTGCCGAACGAAACAAACTAAGTAATCAAGCAACCGGCATCCGCGCGATGCTCTCACAGATGGGCGTAGACATTACCAACCTTGGGGCGAATACGAACTACAACACCGCCAGCCAAGTTGCACCAGCCATTCGTACCTTGCAAGGACAACAGGTAGATCAACAGGCCGTACAACAGCAGTGGGATAACCGTTTCAACTATGGTCAGGCTGTAGGACAATTTGCAAACGGTCAACAGACTCTGGCAAGCAAGGCGCAGAACTTCAACCAAGGGTTTGCTACACGGCAGCAGAATTTCACTGAAGGTCAACAGAATTGGAATAACCAGTTCGACCTAGCTAAATTCACAGAGGACACCCGGAGATATGGTCTGGACTATGCATTACAGGAACAACAGGTAGCAATCAGTCAGCAGAATGCAGATTCGTCCAGCGCTGGTAATACCGCCAGTATAGCAAATTCTCAATTTGGCCAATTGATGGATGTATGGCAAGCAACTGGTAAAGCTCCAGCAGGTTTGGAATCGTATGGCGTAAATCCAGGAGAGGTATATTCCGCAGGAGCTGCAGCAAAGGCAGCTGCACCTAAGACATTCGAAGATTACCAATCGAATGTTGATAAAATAGTACAGAGAGATAAAAAAGGTATTATAACAAATCCTCAGACCGTTGAAGATTACATTATAAATTCTGATCTATCACCTTATGAAATGTATCGAGCATATGGAGTATATGGACTTAAATGGGATGGAGAGGTACCAAAACCGGGGGAGTAACGTCCGGCGTAGCATCCGTTAAGGTGCCGACAGCATACGCCGGGTTATTTTCGTCGGCTCAATCCAAGTACACTCTTCTGCCAGATGGAATATTATCTGCGGTTGCCAATGCAGAATCTGGTTTTGATCCGAACGCAAAAAATAAAAGTGGAGCATCTGGAATGATGCAATTTATGCCAGCCACAGCGCAGGGATACGGTATAGATCCATTTAACCCAAGCCAAGCAGTAGATGCAGCAGGAAAGATGCTGAACGGTCTCATGGCTAAGTATGGAAATGACTTATCGAAGACGCTTGCTGCGTACAACTGGGGCGGAGGTAACGTAGACAAGGCTGTAAAAAAATACGGAAGTAATTGGCTACAGTATGCTCCAAAAGAAACGAAAAATTATATCAAAAAAATATTAGGCGGGTAGGCGGTGAAATAATGGCAGAATCAGCAGAATCATTCATAGCACGCCGCAGAAGAGAATTGAGTACACAAACCGGAGGGGGCACAGAAAGTGCTCTCTCTTTTATTGAGCGTCGCCGGAAGGAACTACGTGGACTAGCGAAGTCTCCAGAGCAAGTGCGCACAGAAACTATACTTGGAGACACATTGAATAGTGTATTGCCGAAGAGTACACCTTCTCCGGTAATTCAGCCACAGACTCCATCCGCACCAGGCGTAGACTTCAAAGCAGCGCAACAACAAAATCAACAAATATCTCCATTCGCTGGTAAACTTCCTGCTGCATCACTTTTTCAGACAAATCAAGTGATACAGTCCACACTCAAAAACAAAGTGCCAGCAGCTAATCTTGTACAACAGACAGGCAGAGGACCGGAGAACGCTTCACAGATCCCGGGCATCTCACAATATGAGATCAACAAAAAGGAAATTGCCAACGATAACGCACCGGATGCTGTGAAATCCTATGCCAACATAATGAACTACATCACGCAAGGAAACCCGTTAGGCGTTGCAGCATCCAGAGCATTTGCAGGAAATTCTGGAGCTACACGCAGAGACTCCACCGGAAATAATGTAGTAGATAAGGTCACAGACGTTGTGAACAACTTTGTAACACCGTTCATGACGCCTACAGGAGCTCCATTGGGGCAGGGAATCATCGGGTCTACTTATGATGCCACCGGAAGAGCCTTGAGCGGTAAGGCAGGACAGGCCATATTAAGAGGTGCAGGAAAGGTCATTCCAGGATCTGAAAACGTAGTTAAAACAGCAGCTACAGAAGCGCTTGCTGGTGGTATGCAGGGTATTGGCTTCGGGCTTCAGGATGGACAAGACAGCGGTAGCGAAATCGCCCGCAACGCGCTGTTAGGAACTGCTGCCGGCGGTATATTGGGCGGCGCTGGAGCTTATGTAGGTGAAAAACTAGCACCACTTCTGAACCGTTTCCGTCAGAGTGGCATTGCTGACGATGAAATTGCAGATATTGCGCCGGAATTGCTGTCACTGCCTGAAGCCAACCCGCGAACAGTCCGCAAACAGTTGGCGGGAGAGATTAAGACTACATCGTCCAGTGACCCGATTGTCACACCATATACGCCACAATTAAATGCAGCCACACCAGAAACACAGGCAGCATCAGCAACACGCCGAGCAGCCCAGGCTTATGACCCTGTAGAACTTAACACCAGGTACGCCCAGGAAGTCATTGACGAGTATAAGCGCCTGAAGGAATCACCAAAGAAAGTCAGCAACAAGCAACTATATGAACAGGCTCGTCAGAACGTAGACGCGCGTAGGCCTACGGATGCACAACTGACCACACAAAAACTTAAGGATACACGGATTAACGGCGAGTCCTATTACACCGGTGAACCTACTATTCGTAACCCTCAAACGATAACGCGTGAACAGGAGATTTTGAACAAGGTAAATGCGAAGCAACCATTAACACAATCCGACATTGAGTTTGCCCAAAGTCCTGAGTTTGATCAAAGCAAGCTGTTCCCGGAAGCTACACCAACTGAATCAACTTACGTTAAACCGCGTCAGATCAAAACAGAAGTGGCCAAAGTGGAACCAAAGCCACCGGTTAAACCCGCAGCAAAGAAAACACTTGTGACTGAAGTCAAAAAAGAATCCAAACTGTCCACTAATCCAGAGAAGAAAACGCCGGGGATCCGAGCAAACTTTAAAACGATGACTGACAGCAAAGCTATTTCGCCAACACTCAAAGGGAATATTGCTAAATTGGACCAAAGATATCACTCACTCAAAAACGCTGATGTGATCGCTACTTCAAACGCTGCGCTTAAAGACTTGGCAAAAGTAGAGTCAGACTTTCTTCAATCCGGTAAAAGTGGTGCACAACACATCAGCAACGGTTACAGAGCCATGCAGGAACTTGATAAGGCTGGCGAACATGCTCGCGCCTTGGCTATCGCTGACAAGCTTGCTAAAGACCTAACAGAGGCTGGGCAGACGGTTCAGGCCGCATCGTTGATCTCCAGGTTATCGCCAGAAGGCCAGCTACTTAACCTCATTCGTACTGCCGAGAAGAATGGCAAGGTAGTTGACGTTGCGGACAGTGTAAAGTTTAAGCAACTTGCTGAAAAGGTTCAGGAAACTACCGGCGCTGGCAAAGAAGAGAATGCCATCACCGACATTCTGAACCGGTTGGAGCAAGGCGGGGCTAACGCGGACGACATAAAAGCGCTTGGTGATTACCTGAAGAGTGCAGAAAGCAAGATAAAATCCAAACCGGTGAAGGACAAACTCCCAAAAGAGTTAAAGGATACGAGAAAACGTGACAAAGTAGTGTCATTTTTGGAGGCACAGGAGGAAGCAGCAAAAGCCCGGATTCAAAAGCGCCGGGGCCGTTTAAACTCCATGCCGGTAGACGAATGGATTGACTACTCCATTTTGATTGCCGCCAAGGTTGGTAAGGAGATCATAAAGGCTGAGACGTATGCTGAGGACCTTGTAAAACTGTTTGGTGAGGATATTCGTCCTATTGCTCGACAGGTATTTGAAAAGGCTCAGGAGCTTGTCAGCAGCGTCACAAAGGGATCAATTGAAGGTGATTTCATCAAGGCCGACAACGCCTTTAAGCGAATCACTGGTAAGTCTACAATGAACCAGCAGGAAAGAATTGTTGAGAAATATGTTGCTGCTAATCCTGAAGTCACACCGAAGGATATAGAAACTCTTCGCAAACTGTCCAAGAGCCTGACGGAGTTGCAGGGTATGGAACGTACTAAGGCAGATATGGCCATGCAGAAGATCCTAAACAGCTATGAAAAGTCCTCAATCATGGACAAGATCAACGCTGTGCGTTATATTGCGATGCTTTACAACTCAGGAACACAATTGATAAATGCTTTATCAGGACCAGCAATGGCAACTACTGCAAGAGTTGCGGATATGTTCGGCGTGATGATTGATTCTTCACTTTCAACCATCATGAAGACACCGCGCACCACAACGCTCTATGGTGCGAATCCTGTGAAGTTCACTGCTGAATACTTTAAGGCGCTTAAAACGGGTGCGAAAGCAGGATGGGAAGGTGTGAACCCTGCCGGTATCCAGGGAGCTAATGAAATTCGCGGACTTACGTATAAAGGGAAGTATAATCCACTTAGTTATCTGGAACGTTCCTTGGGTGCTGTCGCAAAAGGTGCTGACTATGCAACGTATTCAGCTATCTACAAGGGTGAAATGGAGAAACAAGGATTCTTGGATGCTTTGCAAAACGGAATCAAACGTGGTGACAAAGAAGCAATTAAACGTCACATCCGCAAGTTTATCAATGATCCACCGGAAGCAGCACTAGAACAGGCGGACCGGATTGCGAAAAACTCTACTTTCCAGCGTAATGATACATTGGGTGGAGAAACTGCAAACTGGCTCAATAGTGGTTCTGGTAAGGTTCAAAAGGTTGTCAGTCCAGTTGTGCGTACTGTATTCCCATTCGTTCGTACACCGATTAATATCGCTTCTACAGCGGTCACATTGACACCAGGTGGAATTGTCAAAGGTCTAATTCAACTGTCCTCTAAATCGAACGCAACGCAGCGTGAGGCGATACGTACGATGTCACTTGGACTGACCGGTACCGGATTATCTGCAGTCGGGTATTATTTGAACCAACTTGGAATCATCACCGGATCAAACGACAGTGGAGACAAGAACGTTGATAACATCCGGGAGCAAGTTGGTAAGGGAAAATACCGGTTCAATACATCAGCGTTACAACGGTATGTGTCAGCGCTGTTAGATGGTAAAGGCGCGGATGCAGCAGCAAAGGCGGCCAAGTACCAAGAAGGCGACAAACAGTTTGATTACAATAAGCTGCAGCCGCTGGCGTTTCCACTTGCTATTGGTGCAGAAGCGAGAACGCTGAAAGGAAAACCAAACCAAATCGGAGGAACTATCTCCGGCGCGGCTGGATCGCTTTTTGGAATGTCTACGTTAAAAGGCGTACAGGATGTATTTCAACCTCAGTTTGGCGGTACGCAGGGAGAGAAAGCGACCGGCGTGGCTACACGCTTAGGAGAATCGTTCCTGAAATCATTCAGCCCTTCTATGTTGGCACAGGAAGCACGCAGACAAGATCCTATCGTCCGCAAGACAGCCTATAATGATGGACTTGTGGCAGATGTGAAGGACTATTATAAATCACGCACACCGGGTATATCACAGTCTCTGCCAGCCAACAAGACAACACTAGGCCAAAACAAACTGAACGCACCGGGGTTTAAGGGCCAATACCTTAACCCGTACAAATCCGAAGTTGCCCGATACACACAGGCTGGTCAGTTTATTGTAGATCTCATGGAACGCACCGGTGATACATCTATAGCGCCTAAACCTCCTGAGAAAAAAGTCCGTGGCAAGAACGAAAATGACGAATCTGTGACGATTTCTATACCTCCAAAGCGCTACGAGAAGCTTCAAGAAGACATTGGTAACGAGATCATTAATCGTGTAATGGAGATTGAGGGTGGTACAGATGAGGAACTCATCACACAGCTAGAGGACATCTACAGCGAAGTTCGTTCGGAGTACATGGATGAGGTAAAAGAAGAGTTAGGATTGCAGGTGAACTGATGAAGGACCTCATCCAGTATGACGAAACTGAATTCCAAGACGGCTTAAACTTCTGGGCGCTGGACTTCATCACACACCTGTATGGTGAAGAAATGGCGCAAATACTTGATCCACCGGCGGTGAGCATAGATGTGGGGAGCAGCAGACACAATCTACGATCTGATTTACTTCGTACTTCGTAACTTAAAAGATTTCCGATGGGAGGCCCTTATAGGGTACTCCCTTTATTTATTTGGCAAGCGCAGCGGCATGAAGATGTTCCGCAAGTTCATGGTGACGCACTTCAAGCATTTGGAGGATGAAGATACACAATGGCGAAACTGGGTATCAAAACAACTCATACGAGTAGGCGGGGAGCCATTTCTACCCCAAAGAGAATACCGTGGTGCTGGGCGTTCAAGGAAGTTGCCAGCGAAGAGCTTCGATTTATCTTCAACGAGATTACAGGAGGGCATAGACCCGGAAGGAGTGTTACAGATGGCGAAAAAGAAACTGGTGATTGATGCCGGGCATGGTGATCATGACTCTGGTGCAATCAGCGTAACGGGCGTGAAGGAAAAGGACATCAACCTTGCAACGGCACTGAAGGTACGAGAGCTCCTAAAGGATAATCCGAACATTGAGCTCACCCTTACACGGGATACCGATGTATTCATAGGCCTGAGCGAACGCGCAAAGATCGCCAACAAGCTCAAGGCTGACGCGTTTATCTCCATCCATGTGAACAGTTGGAGACCGGAATCCACCGGTACCGGAACGTACTATACCCGCACAGGCGACAGTGAGACGCTTGCAACCATCCTGCAAAAGTATCTGGTCCAGGCTACGGGATTCAAAGACAGGAGCATCACGAAAGATAACTTAGCAGTTACCAGAGAAACAAAAATGGCCGCAGCTCTAGCAGAGCCGGGCTTTTTGAGTAACCCTGCAGAGGAACTGATAATCACATCTCCAGACTTCATCCCTAAATATGCTGAAGCCGTGGCTCGGGCAGCGTGTGAGTACCTTGGCGTACCTTATGAGCTCACTCCAGTAAAGCCAGCACTGCCTACAGGTATGATCCTGGTAAACATCGTGATCGGTGATTCCACGTTTAATGGCATAGTCATTGAAGGCCGCAGCTGGGTCCCGGCTAAGTTGGTGCTTACTGCACTCGGTGTGAAAACGTGGATGTTCGAAAAGAAATTCATCGTCATTAATGGAGCTCAAGTAGAAACGAAGATCATCGACGGAACCAGTTACATCAAATCCGTAGATCTGCAGCCGTTGGGACTGGTGAAGAGTGTATTCTTCGACCCGGACCCAGTGAATACCAAGCGAGTACTTATCTATCCTAAGGAGGGTTAACCATGAATGAAGTGTGGGATCAGATACAACCACAAGTTGCCACTATCGCTGTTGCTGTCGTGGGCCTATTAGCTACTGTCGTCCTGTCTATGCTGGCGCTGCTGCAAAAGAGAGTTAAGCTATGGATCGATAGCAAAACGTCACTGGCAGAGCGTGAGCTAATCCATAAGATTGCCTCTGAGGCATACGCTTTTGCAGAAAAGGAGTTCAAGAATAACGGCGGGTCCACGAAACTCAGCGAGGCTTATAACTATGCTTCCCGGCTGCTGGGTAACGCAGGCATAAAGGTGGAGCCCCAGGAGATCAAATCCGCGATTGAAAAGGCGGTGCTTGATTATAACCAGCCGAACAAATCAGCATGACGAAGAGCCCTCCTTTATTGGGGGGCTATTTTTGTTATAACGGACATATTAACGGTATCTACGTTTATACAGGCTGGCTTGTTACTACGCAAGTACAGTCAAGATAGTATGGTTTTGACTATTTCCCATGAGTCACCAGTCTTTAATATTACGATCTGTTGGAATAATGATTGTACAACTTCCTTTTTAGTCAATTGATCTAGATAGTTCCAATTTTTTTGTAATTCATTGATTTGATTGATTGCATCTTCAGGAGTAAGAAAACTTACAGCCTGTTGGGGGATTGTGGACAACTTTTTTTCTAACTCCTGTATTCGTTCCATTTCGGTGCGCATGCGCTTGCTGAAATCCTCATAAGGCATGTTACCATCACCATAGGCCAGTTGCCAACGCTCTCGGCGTTCTTCGCTGGCCTTAATTGTTTTTTGGATTTCTTCAAACTCACTACGTTCCTTTTTTGGCATATCTTTTCTGGTATAGTTTTTACCAATGAGTTTTATGGATTTGAAAAAAAGTTTTGCTAATTTAATTTCGGAAATACCGCCTTGATCACATGTCTTATGCTTCACATGGTTTGAACAAACATATTGTCTATTTATCGTTCTTTTTGCGCTTCTAGTAACAGAATACCTACCGATATATGACGCTCCACACGCTCCACATTTCACGATACCACCAAATATATAATCATATGAGTTCATGGATATTAGGCCTTCTCTGCGCCGTTCTAGGACGCGCTGGGCCTTGTTAAATAGCTCATCTGATATGATTTGCTCATGTTTACCTTCACTAATTGTTGTTTCATCATCTCTTTTGAATTTACAGTGCACTTTTCCGATGTAGTGCTTGTTTTCTAACATTTTAATTACATTGCTCTGTTCCCATCTTCCCCCGCGATTACGAATAATCCCCATGTTGTTCAGATGGATTGATAACTGTGTCGATCCCATTCCTGACACATAATTTTCAAAAGCCCATTTTACCCACTGAGCTTCATCATCCTTTATCACTAAATCCCCGTTTGCGTCTCTGGTGTACCCATAAAGGTCAACGGTTACATTGTGCATTCCCTTTTCAACACGCTTACGCATACCCTTGGTAACTTCTTCCCCCAGATTCTCCCGGTACATTTGAGCGATAACACCCAAAAAATACACAAACATGCGACCGGCAGGGGTAGAGGTATCAATATCTTCAGTATAGGAAATCAGTTTCTTTTTTCGCTCATTAATCATTTCAACGAGATTATGCAGGTCCCCGATATTACGTGTCAGACGGTCCAGTTTATGCACAAGGATGATGTCAAATAGATCGTCATCAAAGTCCCGCAGCAGTTCCTTAATTCCAGGTCGATTTAGGTTTTTTGCACTTACTCCAGGATCGGAATAAAACTTGAACATCGTTAGCTTGTTACGATTGATATATTCCATCAGTTTTTCGTGCTGGACCTCCATCGAAAACCCTTCCTCTGCCTGGTGGTCCGTACTAACGCGGGTATAGATTGCAACTCGTAAACCACTGCTGGTTGTGCCGTCTATCTTCATCTATATCACTCCTTGTCTGTATTGTAGGATAGGGGTAACAAAAAGACCATACCCGGTTTGAGTATGGCCTGTTAATTATTCATAGGTATATGTTACTTTGTTCAATTTTGATTTTTGATCTTTTTCCCAAATAACTGTATAAACAAGAGAAATAATTCCTGATGCTATTGTTAAAATTGCTTCATATATTATCTGCCATAACTTATATTCTTCGCCACCTAATAGTAAAAATGACGTAACTGTAAAACCTATTGCTAAAATAATTACTCCCAAATAAATTGATGCTAAGATTATTTTACCTTTGGGGATCATCGAAATGCTTGAAAAAATACAGAAGAATATACCCATCAAATTAAATCCAATTCTACTTATAATGTAGTAAACAGTGTCATTTGGTATGTATCTTGATAATCCTTCCAAACATATATTTATCACAAAGTACATGAGCACCGCTGATAAAAACAAAACAGGTATAAAACCAACCCATCTGGCCCAAGTAGGAAGCTTTCCATATTCAAACACAACTATTTCCCCTTAATTTATCCACATCGGCTGCGGGATTCGCTATATTTCCTGTCATTTCCCAATACTTACATACTATAATCCACATGTCATATTTTGCGCAATGACTACTTTACTACGATAAAGTATGATTTAACTACCTATGTAATGGGTAGAAGGAGACATCATGAAATTACTTACAGTGAAAATGTTCAATAGGTTCGGGGATGATTCTGATTTTGTCGAAATCGACTTGATAGATGAAGTAAACTATATTGACCTATGGTATAAAAATAAAAATTCTACTAAAGTACTAGCTTTCCATACTTCACATGGATCTTATCTAGCAATAACCACACTATCAGATATTGCAAGGGTGTGCGAAAAATACGGTTTTGAACTCGCCGGTAAGTCACATTGCATCAATATTAATAAAGTAGAAAGTATTAAAGCCAAGGACCATAATGGATCTACGATTGTTTTTATAGATGGAACGCATGTGGATGTTTCAAAGCAGGTGTGAATGCGAAAGTCAACCCCCATAGTGGTGGTGAACTGAACTTTCGTTCGTCACTTTTCGACAGCGTTTTCTTTTTTCTTCTGGTATATTAACCGCATAAACTATTTACAAAGAAGGTGATGTGTTTCACAATATAGACACTTGGAAGTATAAGTACCAATTAAGTGGTACTCTCACCCGAGAGCGGCTAAGCCACTCCGCTATCGCCATTCCCATTTAAAAAGATCATCAAGAGAACAATTGAGATAGTAAGCAATGATTGCGGCGCGTTGTATCGTGATATTATCCATTCTCAAGTGTACGATATCCGATACACGCTGCTTACTTAACCCTGTGCTGTCTGCTAACCATTGTTGATTCTTACCTATCCTTTTAAGCAAATAAGGAATGCGACAGCTGACGGGTACATACTCCATCATACTGCCACCTTATATTTTTTTAATCAAAAACAGAACAAGTGTTCTTTTACTTCCAGTGATGTGGTATTATTTATTAAGCATCACTGCATCAAAACTCTAAGGGGTTGGTTTACATGGATGATCTTGCTAAACAGTTGGCTAATAAAATAATAGAGAAGAAAGGATTAAACATTAATGAAGATACACTTATTCAGGGTCTTTACTTGATGACATCTTCATTTTTGCAAGATGCCGAATCAGATCTCTTACAGCTGACTCAACGACAGGATCATCACGTAAATTAACCTTGTATTCTGCTTCAGCCTCTTTAATGATTTTCAACATTAATTCCTCTGGGAGCGAATATTCGCTCTCTTTTTTTCCTTCTAATAGCCAATTCAAATCTACTTCATAAAATTTTGCCAATTTATTCAATGTATTAAAATCTGGTTCAGATGTTCCTCTTTCGTATCCCGAATAAGTAGTCCTAGCTATGTCTAGTCTTTTAGAAGCTTCCTCTTGAGTGAGTCCATTTTTCTTCCGCAGATCTTTCAATCTCTCTGAGAACAAGTTAATTCCTCCTTCTTATATCATTATAGTGACGAAATACTCGACATAAAACAAAATATATCTTTTGACTAGATAATAGTAATTTATGTGTTGACATGACGAGTTAATCGTCATATACTAATCTCATACCAAGTGACGAGTTAGTCGTCAGAAAGGAATTGAATATGAGACACTGGCTAAAACAAATGAGAAAAGCAAAGAACATGACTCAATTCGAGGTAGCCCAACTTAGTGGAATATCTCGTAGTTACTACGCCGACATTGAACGAGGCACAGCTAATGCTGGTGGCGCTACTGCAAAAAGCATAGCAGATGTACTTGGGTTCGAAATGTCCCTTTTTTTTACCCAAAACGGACGAGTAACTCGTCAAAAACAACCTAAATCAGCATAAGGAGGATTATGTATGAACCAACTTCAAAAATTCATGTACAGCAATCAAGAAGTACGCAGCACAGTGATTAACGGAGAACCCTGGTTCGTTGCTAAGGATGTATGTGATGTTCTTGAACTGACGAATAGCCGCATGGCAGTCGAACGATTGGACGAAGACGAAAAGGGAGTAAGTTCAACTGACACCCTTGGAGGAACACAAAATTTGACCATTGTAAACGAATCTGGCCTTTACTCATTAATTCTCGGTAGCCGCAAACCAGAAGCCAAACAGTTCAAACGTTGGATTACTCACGAAGTCATCCCAATGATCCGTAAAACTGGCGGTTATGTTCTTCCACAAACAATGCCTGAAACGCTTCGGCTGCTGGCTGCAGAGATTGAGAAAAACCAAGAGGCTGAGGCACATAATCAGCGGTTGTCGCTTCAAATCGAAGCGGACAAGCCTAAAACAATCTTCGCAGATGCAGTATCTGCTTCTAATGATTCTATCCTAGTCGGTCAACTTGCAACTTACCTGAAGCAAAACGGCGTTAATATCGGACAAACGCGGTTGTTCCAGTACCTCAGAGAAGAAGGTTATCTTTGTAAGTCTGGTGAGCGCCGCAACCTTCCAACACAAAAAGGAATGGAACTCAAATTATTTGAGGTAAAAGAGTTCACGGTAAACGGAAATACCGGAAGTAGAATAAAATCAACTCCAAAAGTTACAGGTCGTGGACAGATCTACTTTTTAAATAAGTTTCTCAATAAAGCATCTTAATAACCATCCTCATCCATATTACACCGACACCAATCTACTATAAAGGAATATTTTTACAAGGAGGCACACCATGAACGTCATCTACATGCAGCCTGGACAACGGGTACAGCCCAACGTGAACAACTTATCACCGGCGTTACTGCTGAAGATCAAGCAACAAGTCGAGCAAGCAAAGCTGAAGGGAGAGAAGAAGAGTGGCTAAAAGACGCGAGGACCTAGCGAAACTGACACTGGTGATTCCATTCCGCAAACCGGACAAGCCCAAGCATAACCAGTACCGTACGTTCACACCAATGTGTGGATGCGGGGAACGTGAAGCCGAGTGGGAAGTCTACGACACCTTACAGCCCCATTGTGATAGCTGCATGCAGGAAGCAATGACGAGCAAGATCAAGCCGTTTGTGCGTCCCCTAGGAGGGTTTGACGATGCCAGCTGATGAACAATGGATCGTTGACACCACTTGTGGACGGCACTTTCAATGGTCGGCACCGGACTACGAAAGCTTACTACAATCGCTTCACTTCGGGGGATACAAAGCGAAGTTTATCATGCCACTCACTGAATACAACGAGCTCACCGCATTCCGCACAGAGTTAGAAAGAGAGCTGAAAGAATCTGCTTAAGACGGTACTTGACATAATCAAACATTACAAAGGAGAGAGTGAAATGGACAAATACGAGAATCACCATGATGAATGGCGCGAAGAAGATAAGATGCGGAAGCTTGGCATTAATCCAGACACAAGGTTCTGCCTGCAATGCGGAGATAACATTGATGATCTATATCCAGAATTCGAAACATGTCATTCGTGCTTTTTCGGGGAAGAGGTTGAAGAAAATTCCAAATGAACAAGGTCGCTACAATCGTCAGGAAGTACTAGACAGTGGGTTGCCTTACTTTATCCCACGATCCGGACAGTGGAACGGTAAAACTTACGAATTCGCAGTACTGATGAGCAAAACGCGCTGTAAAGAGTTAGGCGTTCCGATCTTGGACAACGGGCATGAGCATCCATCAGCGTTCCTCTACTCAGCCAATGCGGGGGCAGGGACCAAAGACAATACTCACCGTTACCATGCTCTATATGACCGCACAGACGCTTACGAAGAAATCAAAGACAAGTTGCATCCACGCGAGATTATGAGGAGGAAAGAATAATGTACGCCGATCCAATACTTGAACTAGCCAAAATCGCCAAAGCAAGAGGAACATTTGAAGGAACACTGAAGCGCGTGTACAAGATGAACAAAGTCAAGCAATATCGCATGGAGCAAAAGAAAAAGGCCGCTGCAGCAACAGCGACCCGGGAAAGACTGTTTGAAAATTAACTTACGGATAGTATACCAAAACTTTAGGAGGAATGGAACATGCCTGAATCATGGGAGCAGTTACGAGATTATATCCAACAACTCAAATCCGAGAACGAGGACTTACTGAAGCAAGTAGCCATACTGACGAGCGAGGTTGACCACTACGAGGATCAATACAGATGAAGACCCGGGACGAACGTATCCGGTATGTCATACAGCACAAAAATGGCTGGTTCATCAATGTAAAAGGTGAGCGCAAGGACGATTTCATGGCGGTATCGAGGCTCACAGAGGACGAAGCAGCCGTGTTTCTCACGGGCCACTATGCACCTGAAAACCCGGAGGACTACCACGCGCAGCCGGTACGAATCACATATGAATTGGAGGAAGACGCAAATGTTAATTCGCAAAGCACAACGGAAAGTCACTAAGGCACGTGTGGGCATGACAGGACCAAGTGGTTCAGGTAAGACACTTTCAGCGCTACTTATGGCCTATGGAATGGTGGGCGATTGGGACAAAATCGGCCTGATCGACACAGAAAACCGCAGCGCTGACCTATACGCTGAGACGATGAAGGCGGGGGTGCATATTTCCGAGTTCCCGAAGATTGACATAGAGCCACCTTACACCACTGAGAAGTACATCGAGGCTATCAAAGCATTTGAAGAATACGGAGTGGATGTCATTATCATAGATTCCCTTTCACATGCATGGGCTGGTGAAGGTGGGCTGCTGGAACAGAAGGATCAAGCCTCTAAGGTGGGCGGGAAAAACAGCTACACAGCGTGGGCAGAAATGACACCAAAGCAAAACAAGATGGTTGAGGCCATTCTTAAGGCGAAATGCCATGTGTTCACTACAATTCGTTCAAAAACAGAGTACGTGCTGGAGGCAAACGACAAGGGTAAGCAGGTACCACGTAAAGTTGGGATGGCCCCGGTGCAGCGTGACGGATTGGAGTACGAATTCACAATGGTTATGGATTTGACCTCTGACCACGTTGCAACGGTCTCTAAGGACCGTACAGGACTATTCGATGGTCAATACTTCATCCCAAGCGTGGAGAGCGGGCAGCAGCTTATGGAGTGGCTTGAATCCGGCGAGAAGCTTATTTCTCAGGAATCTATCGTCAAGATTAACACGAAGTGGATTGAGCTCGGATTACAGCCAGAACTGATAGATCCACAGACGAACAAATTGTACGGATCAGCATTGAAGGGAATTACCGAGAAGCAGGCAGCGGAGTTCATTGACAACTTGAATGAAAAGCTAACTGCCAAAAAAGAGCAGGCTGCAGCAGCCGAACTGAAGGGAGCATAACCCATGTTAAACCGCATCATCTTGATAGGCCGACTCACTCGTGACCCTGAACTAAGATACTCCCCCACTGGTACAGCAGTGGCGGTGTTCACACTGGCGGTTGATCGTAGCTTTGGTAGAGAGAAAGAGACGGACTTTATCCCCGTAGTGACGTTCAAACAGTCAGCCGAGGCCTGTGCTAACTATTTACGCAAAGGTCGCCTAGCAGCCGTTGAGGGCCGCATACAGACGCGTAACTATGAGAACAACGAGGGCCGTAGAATCTACGTGACTGAAGTCGTGGCTGATAATGTCCGGTTCCTGGAGAAAGCAGAGCAGAACGGGCAGCAGGAGCAGAGTCACACTGAAGAATATTCAAGTGAAGGTAAACCAATCGACATTTCAGATGATGATCTTCCATTCTGACCGGAGGTGTGACCATGCGAAAGAAGCCCAAAAAGGAAGTGATGCCCTGGAAACAGGGCCTCCTTTCCCACCACAAGCGCGGAGGACTGACTCAGAAGCAGATGGGCGATATCTCAGACGCTGTGCGCAAAGAGGTCCGCGAACGTTCAGGCGGCATGTGCGAATTGCGGATACGCTGCCACGGATCTCTAGCGGTTCAGCAGGCACATATTACAGGACGTAAGCAATTAACACATAAGACAACAGCAGAAGACCTCAAAAACGCTTGTGTAGCTTGTCATAACTGGCTGGATGAAACGCCGGACGGAATTCGCTACAAGCGACAACTAAAGGAGGGTGCATAAATGAGAGAGATTAAGTTCAGAGGTATGGACATTAAAGGAAATTGGCATTACGGGAACCTTGCAATATTACCTGCGAACATTCGCCATTTACAAAAAGGCCATTACATTTCTAACGATGATGGACTGCCGTTTGCTTTCCAGGTGCGTCCAGAGACAGTCGGGGAATACACCGGACTAAAAGATAGGAACGGTCGGGAGATATACGAAGGGGATATCGTACATCGTAAGTTTCAAGAAACCAATAATTTAGCAATCAGAAAAGTAGTATTCCAAAACGATGGATTTAAACTGCAAGAGACAGGATTGTTCACAGGTCTTTCTATGCTGTATCCATCACTAGAATTTATTGAAGTAATCGGTAACATCTACGAAAACCCGGAGCTACTCCCATGAACCGTAAAGAGTCACTACAAGAGTTGGACAAGCTCCTTACCGTCTGCGGCAGCTGTGACCGTAAGAAAAAAGCCGGATACCTATCTACCCAGCACAACCGGTTCCAGCACTATTGCCACAAGAAATGCGATACAGGCAAAAAGTTGCAGCGCCTCGCATTGGATCTGGACGCAGAAGTCCGGGCGCGGCGTAAGCAAAAGAAAGGAGTGAGCGCATGACTACAGGCCCACGCGTTACCGCAAAAACATTCTGGGTATGGACAGAGACAGCCGCAGCAGCGAATCCCGACCGCATCCCGGGCGCTCCGGTGGAGCAGCAATTTGCACCATATGGCAAAAACGCCCCGGCTGGATGGCTGGAGCGTGAGTACATCGTTGATGCAGAGGACTACGAGGGACAAGTTGATTTATTCGGGGTGGTGAGCGCATGAAATGGGTATACGCCATATTCAACATCAAGCATGTTCACTGCTTTTGTGATAAGAAATACTATTGTGAATATAGAGATGGTTCAACCTTAGTTGTTATGGCATGCAACAAGTGTGGACTTGAACAAGTACGCGTTTATAAGCGAGGTGAACAGGCATGACACGAAAAGAACTCATCACCGCCGAAATTGGCGTATGGGAGGACTCCGTAGCTGTCTATACCTCAGCCTTAGCAGAGTCGATCAGGTACGGCGACTACGGAGGACAGCAGCACAACGAGCATATGATCCAGTTTTCGAAGGATAAGATTGCATCGTTGTGTATTGAGCTGCAGGAGTTAAAGAGTGCTTAGTCCGGGATATATTCCAGAAGATCACAAAGATCGCACTCGAAGTATTTGCAAAGGGTATTGAGCGTGTTGAACTCAATGCCCTTGGCTTCACCATTATACAGTTTGGTTAGAGACAACCGGCTTAACTTAGTTTCTTCTGATAACTGCCGGATGCTCTTAATTTTCTTAGTGCCCATCTGAATGTGTAGTTTGCTATTTATCATTATATTCACCTATTTGAACTAATTTGTACTACTTTATCCTACTTTGTACTATACGATACACGATGCAAAATTGTAAAATAATCACACTAAACTGCATTTATGTAGTTGCAATATGGTATCTATGATGATACAATGACGTCAAAGGAACATGAGGGAGTGAGAATATGGAAGACACGAAGAAGTTAAAAAACATCCCCTACCGTCTTGATCCTAACGAGCATAAGCGGTTGAAGCTATTCTGCGTAGAGCGTGGGATTCCGATGCAGCAGTTGCTGGATAAGGCGGTGCAAGAGTACCTGAAAAAGTGGGCGGTGTAAACGATGAGCCGTAAACGTTACATCAGCACAGACATAAGCACGGATACAAAATTAGCTGAACTATCTGATCAAGGTTTACTCCCTTTGCTTCTGTTCACTTGGTCAATTCCTCACATGGATGATTGGGGCCGTATAACAGGTGATCCAAGGCAGTTCAAACTTCTGGTGTGCCCGGCCTTGGATGTATCAAGCAAAGAAGTAGATCAGGCTTTGGACTCAATAGCAGCAGCTGGTTTATGGACGAGATACGAGGTTGAAGGAAAGAAATGTATTTTCGTACCGGATGAAAAATGGTTTAAACACCAGTCTTATATCAACAAGTCAAAAAGAACGGACGATAGTGGATCGAATTTCCCTAGACCACCAGAAAACACCGAAGAACACCGCATAACGCCGCAAATCACCGAAGAAGAACAAACATCACCGCAGAACTCCGCTTCTTTTTCTCTTTCTTTTTCACCTTCACCTTTATATATATCTACTACTACAGGTGAAAATGAAAAAATGGCATTAGGTGATATTTATACGAAAGTATTCGGGACATTCAGCATGACAGGACAAATGAGTGAATTTTTCATGAAAATGAGGGATCAAGGGTTAACCGAAGAGTTTTGTATTGAAATGCTGCTTGAAGCTTCAGAGTCATGTACTAGTCCTAAACCAAGCCTTCGATACTTAGAAAGTATTAGGGATCGGTGGATCAATGAAAACATAAACAGTCGAGAAGAAGCCAAACAAAAAAAGGAAGGTGATAAGCGTGGAAAGTATTCGACAGGCCATGAAGGGAATCGATCTGGAGGAAATCAGAAAGAGAGCGAGTATGCTTTCCTCGACTATCAAAACAGAACCGGGGCTTGAAACGAAATATCGTTGCAACGTCTGCAAGGATGAAGAGGTGGTACTTACCCGAAATGAACAGGGGATCGAGTACGCCCGGGACTGCGAATGCAAGAAATCCCGGCGTGCTGAAAACCTGATGAAGTCCAGCAAGATCACGGACGAGTTCCAGGGCAAGACATTCCGCAATTTTAACCTAACTGGACGGCCTGCCAAAGTAAAGGAAGCAAGGGAAGCAGCCTTTAACTACACGATGAACTTTGAAGATATCAGAAACCAGCGTGCAAACAGCATATGCCTACTTGGTCGCCCGGGCTGCGGTAAGACGCACTTGCTCATGGCAACTAGTAATAACCTCCTTGCGAAAGGGATCGGAGTTGTGTACTTCCCATGGGTGGAAGGATTCAACGAGATCAAAAATGACTTCGACATGCTGGATGAACGTATCAAACGTCTACAGACTGCAGAGGTTCTGTACATCGACGACATGTTCAAGGGCCGCGCGGTGCCGACAGACTTCCAACTGGAACAACTCTTCGCAATCATCAATTACCGTTACTTGGAGAAAAAGCCGGTGCTAATTAGTTCGGAACGTTCAATCATGCAGCTGTGCGAGATAGACGAGGGCATAGGCAGCCGGATCAATGAAATGTGTGAGAACTACCGGGTGGTACTGACCGGAGGAATTGAACTGAACTATCGGCTTAAATCAATCAGTTGAGAGGATGGATGAAATGAACCAAATGCAAAAAGAGAAGTTCATGACACAGAAAATCGAAGAAATCTTAAGTGTTTGCGAAACAGGAAAGGAGTTCACAGAAACGCTATTTGTCCTTAGTTGTGCAGTAGGTGGACTTGTTTGCATGACACCTAAAGAAAATAGGGACAACTTGATGATTATGCTAGTGGAATCTATGTCAAACGGATATATGCAGGCTGCGGAAAGAATGGGTGAACCTACTGAAATTCAGGTGCTCAAAGGTGAAGTCGATGGAAAAACACATTGACGACTACGACCTATACGACAAAGACTTCGCCGCATGGTGGCGCAAGGGCCTAGAATCCTTTGGAATGGACACCAGCATTGTAGACGAATGGGAAAAGGAACATAACGAAGCAGCCTAAAGGAGTGAACACATGCCAACTCCAAAACTAACCACAGCCTACCGGCAGAATCAAAAGAACCTCTACGAGATGCCAAAGACGTTCGAATCCTTCCAATGGCTGCTGAAAGAGAACCTGGAAACGCAGGACATGTTACTCACCATGATGCGCCGGGAAGCCGCCACACTGGGAGTCAGTAAAGAATACTACGATGAATATGTCGCACAGCGCCTGGACGAAATGATGCAAGTAATCATAAAGGAGCGTGAAGCACGTGAAAGAGATAAAAGAGTTGGATCTAAAAATCGGTCAACGGATCGAAGTCATGGCTGAAGTAAAACGGTACAACGCGAAGGTACACTTGCCAACGGTACTGCTGATCGGTGGGCAACGATACATTTTGGATATGGGACAAGGGAGGCAAAAGAGATGAAGTACAGGGTCATTAAAGACATACCAGATGGCTGGGAAACAGATTCGAAGGTTGGAGATATCCTAACTAAGGGTTGGTGGGAAGGTGGAACAACATTATTCAAAGGCAAAAAGGCAGTGTGTGATGCAAATAGCACGTATGGGTTGGAGCATTGCGAACCTATCAACGATGATAATTAGCCACCACACCTAATACAAGCCTCATACAACAGTAACAAACACAAAGGTAAGCAATTTATACACAAATATATTTTAATCGCTCTACGGGGCTTACAGAAGGTGAGATGGTGAAGGGAATGGAAGGAAAACATATAAAAATAACTACTCCAACTGGTCGAGTATTTTATGGTGAGTGTATCTACGTAAAAAACATCTATGTGGGTGTTAAGTATGCTAACGGAAAAGAAACAGCGTTTAATACTGAAGATGTGAAGGTTGAGGTTTTGCCGCAGGCCATCGAGTCGTCCGCAATCACTCAGGCGCAAGCCGGGGGCCGTATCGGGGGTTCCCATGAATAAACTAACAGAGACAGACAAGGCAAAAGAATACTTGGAACTATGCCAAAGAAGGATGGTATATGACGAATCAACTCACATCATAGGCAACCTCCTTTCTCTCCTAGAAGAAAAGGACAAAGCCCTACAGGTGCTGGCAGACAAAAATAACTGGAAGACATACGATGGTCAGCCCCTTTGGAATAATGATACTGAATATCCAGACCCTGAATTCATCGCCCGTAAAGCCCTTAATACATCCTCTAACACCGAAGGAGACTAAACCATGACACCAGAACGGAAAGAAGAGATCAAAGGATACATCCACAAGCTTCACAACCCAGAACAATACAGCATTGATGAATTTCACAACGCAGCGGACATTATGGACGAACGGAAAGTGGAATGGACTATTGAGCTGCTGGCTGCTCTAGAAGAGGCAGAGCAACAACGAGAGGCATACAAGGAAGAGTATTTCCGGGAGAACGAAGAGAAGGTCAGAAACGGAAGGTTATTAGCAGAGGCACAGCAGACCATAGCCCGGCAGGGTGAAATCATTCATGGGATTGATCGGGATCTTACGAAACTAAGGATGGCACTTGCATCCATTGCGAATGACAAAGCTGGCGAAGTGTCAGTATGGAGCATGATGCTGGCTAATAAGGCCCGCGAAGCCCTGAAGGAAGGAGAGACACAGCCATGACACAGGTACAGACAATGACCAACCCGGAGCTTAACCGGGCGCTGGCGGTGTTGATGGGCTGGAAGGCTGGCGGAGATCCGAACAAGAAACGTGACTTTGTTTGGTGGATTGACGAAAATCGTTTCCGTCTGCCGGAGAATTGGGACCCGTGCACTGACCCTGCTGCCTCTCTAGAGGTACAGACAGCAGCGTGTGCTATTGATAAAGAGGGATATATACGCAACATTGTCCTTGTAAAGTGGGGGGAATCACCGATTTTATATAGTTCAGTGAGTAATTCGACGGCAGCGGACATAGCCTGCGCCAGCCCCAGAGAGAGGGCAGAGGCGGCATATATCACGATACAGGGAGCAACACGGCCGGAGGCGACCAATTCGACTGAATAACCCAGCGTAGCGGGGGCCGAAACAGATCATTAAGGGAGTAGGAGTAACCCTACTCACCCACAGGGAGGAACTAAGCATGAACTACTTGGGCGAATATGAAATGCTTTGGGCAAACAAAGTAGTGAAAAGCGGATACATGGAAGTGAGCGCAGTAACGGAATCAGGAGCAATGAGCAAAATAATCGAAGAAGTGAAGAAATCTAACAAAAAAGCATCAGTTAAAGTTTTAGAAATTATAACTGTTGGGGAGGAAGCCCAATGACACAAACACCACACGCGACCATGAACACTTTACTTAAATTCTGGACTGACATTGAGAACGTAGAGCGCGCACCACATCAAGCGATACAGAATGATATCCTTGAATACCTCAAATGGGTGCAGGCCGAGAAAGCCCGTGCAGACGCAGCAGAGGAACGGGAAAAACGACTGAAAGAGACACTGGAACGGATAGCAGCTGCTACCGAGGATGTATTTACGGAAGATGCAGCACGCCACACCTTGCGCACCCTTTACCCAGATATCCCAGCACAACCAGCAGCACCTGCGTCAGAGATTACCGCGCGACCAATTGACGATTGGCATGAAGATTACGGAGATGTACTCTGGTGGACGTTCCCGATTCAGGAGCCACCGTACTGCGGATCACCATTGGATGTGGATTGGCCGGACTATCACACGCACTGGACGGCAATTGTAGTCCCCGTTGCCCCGGCACCCAAGGAGGGCAATAACGAGTAGTTTGATTGTACACAACTTATAAGGGGGCAGAGACATGGGCGTAAGATCGTGGCAAATCTTCTATCGTGAGATCGACCATAACGGAAACATCACATTCCGAGGCACACGGCCATTGGCAGTATTGACCAAAGAGAATCAAGCGCGCAACAAATTTGGAGCACTGGAGAAGAATGCAAGCGTCAATCAAGCTTATGAAATGGTTCAGGTTTCTCCGACTGGAGAGATTGAATATACCGAGTCCACACTTGATAAATAGGGGACATAGACCCCAAAGGGAGAGGATACACGTGAGAGAGATTAAGGTGAAGGCGTGGGACGAAGAACTAAAAGTGATGTATGAAGGTGATGAAATAGAATCCCGTGATGATCTGCAAGCCTATTTATCATATGGAGAATTAGTCATATTCCGGATTACGAATGGCGAATATACCCAATTAACAAATCTGCAGTGTACCGGACTACCGGACAAAAATGGCAGGGTGATATATGACGGAGACATACTGCAGGTGCCAGACCTTTACGAGACTCCTGAAAATACAAGCACGACTTACCACGCCGACGTAATCGAATTTGAAGAATACGGTTGGAGATTAAGCGGAAGTCAATTGTGTGAGGATTACCAATACATTTCAGATGAATGCGAAGTAGTGGGCAATATCTATGAGAATCCAGAACTACTAGAGGTATAAGGGGGAGAAGAGGATATGAGCAAAATCATAGTTAATTACGTAACAAAACAGTCGCATTGTTCATGCTGCGAACAGAGGCTGCTACAAATTAAAACTAGCAAGGTCAAGCAATTCACGATTAGACCAGAAGATGTAACGGATTGGGCTGACCGAGAAGCTTGGCAATCCTCATCCGAATGTGCTGACGAAATGGAACAGATGGTCAATGAGTTCGTGAATGAAATCATAAGCTTTCACGCTGAGGATATGTTTTCAGAAATTGTTATTGAAAATGTCGAACTGGTAAACCTGAAGGAGTTTATTGTGCGAGAAGTTGTTGGTCAGGCCGAAGGTCTCCGAGACGCGACCGAATAAACCCAGCGCAGCGGGGGCCGGGGTAAGGTTTAATATCCATCTGGCTCCCCATAAAGAAAGGAACAACCCACATGATCAAATGGATAAAGTATGACCCGGCGAATCCGCCAGAAGATGGTCAGTATTTGATATTAACGGACTGGTGCGGAGACCCATTTATTAGGCAAGGACACTGGAAAGAGAAATTCGGATTCTGGGCAGTAAGAGGCGCCGGTACGCACTTCAGTGTCACCCACTATGCCCATATCAACCTACCAGGGGAGGAAACAGACAATGCTTAAATACCGAAAGAAGCCAGTAGAGGTTGAAGCATTTAAATGGACTGGCGGACCAGATCAAACAGAAGATCCGGAATGGATCATCGAAAAGATAAAGTCAGGTGACGTTTGGTTTTACACTGAAGAAAGAGGAACGTTTATGCAGATAAGAACACTGGAAGGAGAAATGCAAGCAAGTCCAGGTGACTACATTATCCGAGGGGTGAAAGGAGAAATTTACCCATGCAAACCGGATATCTTCGAACTGACCTATGAACTAGCTGACCCCACACCAGTACAGCCAGCCATCCAGCCGGGGGATAAAGTTAGGCATAAGGACCATAAGCATTTCGGAATTGGGAACGTTGAGGAAATTGCAAAAAGTGGACTACGTGCGTACTGTAACTTCCCTGATTATGATCGGCGGCGAAGTAGCTGGGAACCTAGAGCCTATTACCGTTTAGACAAACTGGAGGTAATAAAATGAGCAGCGCCCAAAAGAAACACCGCCGCATCTCCCCTATGCCGGTAGTATCCAGTTTCCCACCACCGAACAGAGAAACAGTACACAGTGAGTGCATCACTCGCCAAATGACACCGCAGGAGTACACAGACATGATCGCCAAGTATGGGCCGCCGAAAATGAAGCTGCGGGAGGCACCGAGAAGCCACTACATGAGCGGTAAGAAAGGGAAGAAAGGCGCATGATCAAATTCACGGTATACGGGGCACCGGTAGCTCAGGGCCGGCCCCGGGCAACAACAGTAAAAGGTAACGTGAAATTATACGATCCAGCCAAGTCAAGGGACTATAAAGATTATGTGCGACTTGCCTCACGTGAATACGCACCTCCACAGCCTCTACAAGGCGCGTTAGGGCTTGAAGTGATCGCTTACCGACCACTAACCTCAGTCATGCAAAAGTCGCTTAAAAAGGCTGCTGCAGCCGAGAAAGGAGAGATACTGCCGCTCACGAAGCCTGACGCAGACAATTACCTGAAGGGTATCACAGACGCACTCAAAAATATTATGTGGATTGATGACAGCCAAGTGGTCGAGGCCACGGTCAAAAAGCGATACAGTGCAAGGCCAAGAATTGAAATATCAATTTGGGAGGTCAGCGCATGATAGCAGCATGGGTAAACCTAGGTGGAACTTACGAGCTTGTGAGCGAATACGGGGCCCGTGGAGGAACACTTATCACGTTGGACAAGCAAATACATCAGCGTAACATAAGAGCGCTGTATGAGCCTCCTATAGGCTTTAAAACGGACAGTTATAAGTTTGCAGAAAGACGGTTGATCAATCGCAAAACGGCATGATTAAACATTGAGAAATCAAGAGAAAACCTAAGATAAATGTACAATAGTCGCGGTAAATAGTGTATAATATAGGTAATAGTCAAGAATATGAACGAAAAGAGGGGTATTCGTGGAAATATCGGAATTGCAAGAGAAAATCGATCAGTTGCAGTATGAGTTGAACGTCGAAAATCAGCGCGGTGGGTTGAAGGATGCAGCGAAGGTTGAGAGCCTGGAAACGCAAATAGCAGTGCTTAACAAACAGATCGAAGATCAGAACCAGGCAGCCATTGAAGCAACGGTAACAACTGAGGTCGCTAAGTTTATGGACACGCTGGACTTCGAGGGAGTGGATCCACAAGATTTATTCCTGAACTATAGTGCGGATGGCGCGGAATCATCTTACAACTATGTGAATGCCGTGATTCAAAATGCGGTGTCTAAAATGAAGCAGGCAGAGTTATCAAACACTAACGCTCTTGTAGCAGCAAATGATGCCCTGCAAGCAAAATGCGACAAGCTGCAGCAGGAGAAAGAAGAACTATCCCATGACCTGAGCATTCAAAACCTGGAAGTTAGCGACCTTAATGCACGTTTGGCAAATGCGACCCGATTACTGGACGAAGAAAAGGCCGAGGTTAAACGACTGAATAGCCAAGTGGACGACCTACGCAAGGAAATCGCCATCGGCGCCGCAGCTGCCACGAAGGTAGAAGAAGTAGATTTACGGTCAGCTCATGAGAAATGGCTGGAACAGCGTCAGAAAGAAGAAGATGCCAAACAGCTAATTTACAACATTCGGTGGAAAGAGAAAGAGCCAGGAAAAGCGCCTCACACTCACTATTTAGCTGAACTGGTAGAAACAGATGAAACCATTGAATTCCCTTACTACGCGATGGATGGTGATATTGAAAAACCAACAACCATGAAAGGGAAATATCGGGTGGTGACCAGCGAAGAGGCGACTTCGTTTCGAGCCGCAGCCGCAGCTAATGAAGAAGATCATGCGGACGTTGTTCCCGTGGGTGGCGAGGTAAGCGACTATACAGCGCCGGCCTTTCGTGACACAGAGGAAGACAGCACAACCGGTGGACTGGCTGATACGGCACCAACAGTGGTTGGACAGACTGTTGAAGAAAGACTCCAGGCGCTCGAGCTGAAAGTATTCGGTGAAGTAAAAGGGGAAGCGGCCTAACGGCTGCTTTTCCTCATGATGGAAAAAGGTGACAAGATTAGGCGTAAGGATAATCATTCCGTAACGGCATGCGTACTTGATGTTAAAATCACCTACGTGCTGAGGTACGGATTTGGCGGAGAAGTTTTGATTTTTAACGGTATGGGCAGGGAATGGGTACCGATGAAGCAGTGGGAAGTGATTAAGGAGTAATTATCTATAGGGGGGATAACCATGAACTGGAAGGAGTCATACAACGACATATGCAGTGAGCTGCGGATCGTGCAGATTCATGAAATGGAGATTAGGCGGCGGGTGGAACTGGCTCATGATGTCCTGTTCTCAGGAAAGATGCCATCCTCTGGCGACTACGTGCATATTCCTCTGGATAAAGGGCTAGAGAAGTATTTAACGGTAGTCAGTGAGCTAGAGGAGGCGCAGGCCGAGACGGACCGGCTGCAGAAGATCAAGAATGATATGGAATCCGAGATGGTGAAGTTTACCGGACTGGCGAATGTAATACAGTGCAAACGCATCGAAGGTAAGCCATACAAGGTAATCGCTGCTGAATTAGGGTATAGTGAGGCGCATATTCGCAATTATCTATACAAAAGAGGATGCAAAAAGGATGCAGAAAGTGCAAAGGCTTCGTGATATTATTGTAGTATGAGGAATTGGCGATCAGTGACGCGCGAACTGCCCCTATCGCTGATTCTTCATCACTCCTTCACTGGACAGTCTTCCTACTCAGCGCTGACTTATGTTGGCGCTACCTTTTAGCAACACCCATCCATAACGCGCTAATGCGCACGCTTCGATGTTGGGGATGGTTTGCATATATGTTACAATTACAGCGCGGTGATCATATGTAACCGCATGATATGGTGGCGGAACAAAGACGCAGGGCTTAGCGCTCTCCGAATTCACAATGAGCTGTCACAATGTCCATTAACAGTTGCAACTGTGAGGGAAAAGCAGAATTCATCCTATGGTGAGAGTCCATAGGCCATATCGCATAAGAGGTAACGGTTAACTCCGTTGCCTTTTTTGTTTTGCGGCAAAGCCGCCATCTATCGACAGAATAATCCCAGTGAAACGGGGGCCGCCGTGAGGCATTCAGAGAGGTACTTAACACTAACACTCATATTTATGATATTGATTTATATAGAGGTCCTACAACATTCATAGAGGGAGGTGAACACAATGGCAGACTTGAGACCACAGATCATGTTATTTGTAACGGAGTTCATTAAGAATGGTGGTAATGGCACACAAGCCGCGATAGCTGCCGGATACAGCGAGAAGTCAGCATACAGTCAAGCAAGTCGTTTGCTAAAAAGTGTTGAAGTTCAACAATATCTTAACAATACTCAACAAAGTATTAACAAGGATTTGCGAATGATGTTTGCTGAAGACGCTGTTAAGGCATACGGGGTGCTGGTTTCAGTCATGGAGGACCCCTTAACACCACCGAAGGAAAAAATATCCGCAGCTAAAGATATATTGGACCGTGCAGGCTATAAAGCAGTTGACCGTATACAGGCAGACGTACAGGCAACAGTCGAAACCAAACCGGATTTAAGCAACCTAACCGCAAAGGAGCTGGCAGACCTTGAGCAAATCCTTACAAAGACTGCCAACGCTTGAAGAAGTCAGACAGGCCCGCGCCTATGCTGACTTTTCTTATTTTGTAGACTATGACAGTGAGTACCGGGACAAAGATGGAACGCACCTGGATGTGCTGGACGAAGCGCTTATGAAGGTGTCCAGTGGCGAGCTTAAACGACTGATTGTGACTATGCCGCCACGACACGGTAAGTCAGAAAGGGTAAGCCGTAAGTTTCCAGCATGGCATATTGGCCGTAATCCGGATGATGAAATCATACTCGCCTCTTATTCCGTTGACCTGAGCCGTGGATTCTCGCGTATTGCTAGGGATACACTGTCCAGCAACACCGGAGTCTTCGAGGTTGAGGTGGACCGGAATAACCAATCTGCAGAGTCCTGGGGAACCAGCGGTCACCGTGGAGGCTTACACGCAGCTGGTGTGGGTGGTCCTATCAC